TATTACCACAAATAAAGCTGGCATTTATTCCATAGAACAAATAATATTAACAAATGCTGGATCAGGATACATTGCCCCACCAACTATAACAATCACTGGAGGAAATGGAATTGGTGCGGCAGCCACATGTTCAATAGAAAGTGAAGTTCGTGGAGTTATCAGTTTCACATTAACTGACACTGGCGTAGGATATTCAACCGCACCATCAGTTTCAATTTCTTCTCCTGGAATTGGAACAACAGCAACAGCGGTGGCAATTATCAATCCAGATACTCAAGTTTCATCACTCAGAGTAACAAATACAGGAGTTGGTTATACAGTCACACCAACAGTCACTATCGCATCACCACCATTAATTACTGGTTTAGGTACTTACAGATTTAATGAGGTTGTAAGAGGATTAACTTCGGGAACAGAAGGAAGAGTCAAGTCTTGGGATTCGGATACAAAAGTTCTTAAGGTTTCTCTTGTTGGTATCGGTACAACTGTCAGTGGATTTATTCCAGGAGAAATTGTTATTGGAACAGCATCTACAGTTTCAGCGGCATCTACTTCTGATGGATATGCTCTTTATACTATTAAATCTTATGATCATAGGGACATATATGATAAATATGAACAAAACGACGAAATTGAAGAAGAAGCAGACACCTTCATAGATTTCTCACAGACAAATCCATTTGGAAGTTACTAATGCTAGGAACCTATTTTTATCACGAAATCATTAGGAGGACTGTCATTTCTTTTGGCACAATCTTTAATGATATCCACATTCGCCACAGAAATTCCAATGATGGTGAAATTAGTGATATGAGAGTTCCTCTGGCATATGGTCCAGTTCAAAAGTTTTTAGCAAGAATTGAGCAGCAACCAAACTTAAATAAGGCAACTCAAATATCTTTGCCAAGAATGTCGTTTGAAATGAACTCCATTCAGTATGATCCAACTAGAAAGGCAGGCGTTACTCAAACCTTTAAAGCATCGGATGGCACAAACCTAAAAAAAGTTTATATGCCAGTCCCATATAATATTGGATTTGAAGTTAATATTTTAACAAAATTGAATGATGACTCTCTTCAAATCGTAGAACAAATACTTCCTTATTTTCAACCATCTTTTAATTTAACTATTGATCTTGTAGATTCAATTGGAGAAAAGAGAGATATAAGTGTTGTTTTGGATAGTATTTCTTTTCAAGATGATTATGAAGGAGATTTTTCAACCAGAAGAGCATTGATTTATACTTTACAATTTACTGCTAAGACCTATATGTTTGGTCCAATCGCAGATACTACAGATGGACTCATTCGTAAGGTTCAGGTTGATTATTATGCTGATACAAATAGAGAAACTGCAAAGCGTGAATTAAGGTATACTGCGTCACCAAAAGCACTCAAAGATTATAATAACGATGATGTATCTGTTTTAAAAGAAGCTCTAACCAAGACAGAAACAAGATTAACAATTACTACATCTACAGGAATGTCAGCAGGAGATAGAATCATTATTAATAGTGAAATTATGAAGATTGTAGAAGTTATTGACGGAACAACCATTGCGGTGAAGAGAGGATATGATGGAAGTTCCATTACAACTCATTTAGAAAGTACATCAATTGACAAACTAACTGCCGCTGATGATGCTCTAGTTGATATTGATGATGACTTTGGATTCAACGAAAATCTATTCTCATTTACAGATTCTAGAGACTTTAGCCCATCTAGAAGTATAGATATCTAATAGATTGGTAAAATCATGGCAAATAAGTTTGAAAAAATTGATGAAGCACTGAATGTTGAAAGTAGCATTGTAGAAGTAGATAGTAACTACAAACCTACTTTAGATACCGTTAAGGAACTGAGTAATGACATTAAAAAAGATTATGAATATACTCGTGCAAACTTATATTCGTTGATTGAAAAGGGACAAGAAGCAATTAATGGCATTATGGAACTGGCAGGAGAGGGTGGTTCTCCCAGAGCATATGAAGTTGCTGGACAATTAATCAAATCAGTTGGTGATGTAACTGATAAACTTATAGATTTACAAAAGAAATTAAAGGATGTTGAAGAAGATACAGTAAAAACAACAAACAATGTCACAAACAATGCTTTATTTGTTGGATCAACATCGGAGCTATCAAAATTACTCAAGCAAGGTTTTCTAAATAATAAAGAATAATCTTGTAGTTCAATGAGTTGGTCTAAAAAATATAAAAGATCAATTGATTGTGATAGTCCAAAAGGATTTTCTCAAAAATCTCATTGTGCTGCTCGTAAAAAAAGACAAAGAGGCGAAGTGACTAAATCAAAGTCTCCCTTTTCTGAAGCAAAGGAACCACAAACTTTTACAAAGTTTACTCATAAAACAAAGCATTTACCAAAATCTCAACATCAACTTGATCCAAATCTTGATCTAAAGCAATTGGTTCATCATGCGGTTAAGCAATATGTTGATAGAGATGCTGATGGTGATGTGGATGTTTATGACAATCCAAGTAGAAAAACTCCAGATGAAAATGTAATGAGTGCTCCGGAGGGTGCAAAAGTTGCTTCAAAAAAACTTATTGCTAAACAAAAAGGAGAATTGAAGCATACTAGAGTTGGTATGGCTTATGAAGAAACTAAATCTGGGGATGAGGGACTTCGTGATTGGTTTGGTAAGTCAAAGTCTTCCGATGGAAAATCTGGATGGGTTCAACTAGGTGGTAAATGGGCAGGAAAACCTTGTGCTCGTCAACCTGGTCAGACTTCCACTCCAAAGTGTGGAAGTTCAAAAATGAAAAAAGATCTCTCAAAAGATGAAGAAGAGTCAGCAAGAAGAAGAAAGAATAGATTAGATCCAAACCAACCAGAGAAAACTGGTGGAGTAAGTCCAACAAATGTCAGAACAGAAGAAATGAATCTCCAAGAAGTAAAAGATAAACCAGGAAAAGGCAGCGGCAAAAAAGACGCTTGCTATAATAAAGTAAAATCAAGATACAGCGTTTGGCCAAGTGCTTATGCTTCAGGAGCACTTGTCAAGTGTCGTAAAGTAGGTGCTGATAATTGGGGAACCAAATCGGAGCAAGTTAATATGGAAAGATATTGCCCTAGATGTAAAAAGAATGAACTAAGAGATGAATGTAAGTATGGTCCAAAATATTGGGATACATATTCTTTACCAATTAATTTGTCATCAGTGGCAATGTCAAATCCTCATTATCATGCGAATAGTCCTCACCCAGCAAATGAGGAAAAAGATCATGAGTATTCAATGGCTCGCTCTGAACTCTCAACAATTATTTCTGCAGCGAAGCGTTTAAAGAAAAAAATGAAGGGTGAGGGAAGCATTGAGGCATGGGTACAATCAAAAATTACTAAAGCGGCAGATTATATTGATACCGCAGCAGATTATGTTGAAAGTGGTGAGCATAATGTTGAAGAAGCAAAAAAATGTTGGCCAGGATATGAGAAAAAAGGAACACAAAAACTATTTGGAAAAACTTATAATCGTTGCGTAAAAAAAGAGCAATTTTCAAACTGGAGAGAAGAACTTTCTGAAGATTGGCAATCAGTAAATCGCAAAGATAAAACTGATGGTCTTAGTCAGAAAGCTGTAAATGCTTATCGTCGTGAGAATCCAGGTTCAAAACTTCAGACTGCTGTAACTGAGAAAAAACCAAAGGGTAAAAGAGCAAAGCGTCGTAAAAACTTTTGTAGTCGTATGTCAGGAATGAAAGCAAAATTGACTTCCGCTAAGACTGCTAGAGACCCAGATTCAAGAATCAACAAAGCCCTCCGTCGTTGGAACTGTAACTAAAATGAAATCTTTTCAACAATTCTTATCAGAAAGCATCAATATCGCTGGAGATTTCAATGGAAATCTTTATATGAATGGTGAATCTCAACCAGAGCAAGCAACCGAATCTTTTCTTGCTGATGTAGTTTGGGAAGGAAAACTATATCGCATTGAAGTTGAAGGTAAGATGATGAACAAAAACGCTCTCACAGAACAACTTCAGGGTGAATATCCTGGAGCAATTGTTCATAACATTTACCCATCACAATCACAAAGTTCTTTAAGAATTAAAAATACGCAAAGATATCAACCAGAAAGATTGTCTTGGAGTGAGTGATTAATGGCACAATTTAATAAAAATACTCAAGATTTTTTAAATCAAGAGAGAACTCTTTTTGAAGTTAATATGGTCGCCAATAAGAATGGCGAAGTAGTTACTGTTGATAATCCATTTCCAGTTACAGGAACTGTTGGAATTTCAACTTTATCGACAGTATCAGTAACTTTGCCATCAACATCTACTGATGCATTTGGTAGACAAAGAACTTCAAGTCCATTAACACTTTTTGACAGTTCTCACAGATATAGAGATAATAATCTTTGGAGTGGTTTAGTTATTGGTGCTGGTTCAACAGTTGGATTTGTAACTGCACAAGGTTTGATTAATATGACTGTTGGTGTTGGAAGCACCGCATCAATCATCAGAGAAACTACAAAAGTATTTTCATATCAACCAGGAAAATCATTACAAGTAATGAATACCTTTGTAATGAACCCAGCAAAAGCAAATCTTCGTCAAAGAGTAGGATACTTTGGTGCAGATAATGGAATGTATCTAGAACTTGATGGAAGTACTTTATATTTTGTAGAAAGAAGTTTATCTACTGGAATAACAACACAAATTTCGCAACATAACTGGAATATTGATACGATGCTTGGTGCAGGGCATCTCAATCCATCTGGTGTTACATTAGATATTTCCAAAGCACAAATTTTGTGGATGGATATTGAATGGTTGGGACTTGGAACAGTTAGATTGGGTTTTGTAGTTGATGGGAAGTTTATTCACTGCCATTCATTCCATCACGCAAACTTAATCACTTCAACTTATATTACAACGGCATCATTACCTTTGAGATATGAGATTGCAAATACTGGAATTACAACAAGTTCAAGCACACTGAAACAAGTTTGTTCTAGTGTAATTTCAGAGGGTGGTTATGAACTTCGTGGAATACAGCAGGCAGTAGGAACACCAGTCCAAACACCAGTTGATTTAACAACAGCAGGAACTTATTATACAGTTGTATCAATTCGTCTTAAAGCAACACCAAATAGATTAGATGCAATTATAATTATGACTGCACTTTCTATTCTAGGCATTACAAATAATGCAACTTATAACTGGCAAGTAAGAGCATCTGGAACATCTAGTGGTGCAACTTGGACTGATGCTGGTGTTGATAGTGCTGTTGAATATAAGATTGGTGGGGGAACTTATACTGGTGGAAGAATACTAGCATCTGGATATACATATGGTTCTAATCAAGGTTCAACATCAGTAGATATTCTTAAAGAGGCACTATTTAAGTTCCAGTTAGAAAGAGATGGATTGACTAGAACACCTTATGAACTTTCTATTGTATGTGCTTCTGATGCTAATGGTGCAGATATTCACGCATCAATGGACTGGGAAGAAATTAGTAGGTAATTTTTTATGAGTGAAGTCTATCTTGGTAACCCAAATTTAAAAAAAGCAAATACACAAATTGAATTTACAGAAGAACAGATTATTGAATTCTTAAAATGTAAAGAAGATCCTGTATATTTTGCAAAGAACTATATTAAGATCGTTTCTCTGGATCACGGTCTTGTTCCTTTTGAGATGTATCCATTTCAAGAGAAACTTGTAAAGAACTTCCACGAGAATAGATTTAATATCTCCT